CGATTTAAGAGTAGTTAATTTAAGCAACTATACAAGCCCAGAGATTATAGAGAAGTCTAATAAGGATTGGGTAAGTTATGGTGAAGATAACGATTATTTTAGTCATTTAATTAGAAACTATGAAAATAGCCCTACTAATAATGCTATTATAAACGGTATTAGCGAAATGATATATGGCAAAGGTTTAGATGCTTTAAACAGCAATAAGAAGCCAGAGCAGTACGCTAAAATGATGTCTTTATTTCACAAGGATTGTGTGCGTAAGTTATGCTATGACCTTAAATTAATGGGTCAATGTTCTATGCAAGTTATATACTCAAAAGACCGCAAGACTGTGGCGCAAGTAGAGCATATCCCAGTTGAGAACTTAAGAGCAGAGAAATGCAACGACAAAGGCGAGATAGAGGCTTACTACTATTCTGATGATTGGAGTAAAGTAAAAAAAGCAGACGATTGTACACGCATACCAGCTTTTGGTTATTCAACAGAAAACATAGAGATAGTATACGTTAAACCTTACAGAGCTGGATATAAATACTATTCAAGCCCAGACTATCAAGGGGGTTTACAATATGCAGAGTTAGAAGAAGAAATATCTAACTACCATTTAAACAACATCCTTAATGGACTTGCTCCGTCAATGCTCATCAATTTTAACAACGGAACTCCAAATGCAGAGGAACGTCAAATGCTTGAGAATAGAATATACCAAAAGTTTAGCGGTAGTAGTAATGCTGGTAAATTTATATTAGCGTTTAACGACAACCCAGAGAGTGCGGCTACAATAGAGCCAATTCAATTAAGCGATGCGCATAACCAATACCAATTCTTAAGTGATGAAAGTGGTAAAAAAATAATGGTAGCACATAGAATTGTAAGCCCTATGTTATTAGGTATTAAAGACAGTAGCGGACTTGGTAACAACGCAGACGAGTTAAAGACTGCATCTACGTTAATGGATAACACAGTTATTAGACCATTTCAGACACTTTTAATAGATGCCTTTGATAGTATATTAGCTTACAATAATATTAGCTTAAAACTATACTTTAAGACCTTACAGCCTTTAGAGTTTACAGACCTTGAAAACGTAGAGGATGAAGAAACTAAAGAAGAAGAAACTGGGGTTAAGTTAAGCGCAGAATTACCAGACGAATTAGGTAGCGATATAGCGGATGCACTTATAGATTTAGGGCAAGACGAAACAGAGCTATTAAAAGAGTTTGAAGTAATAGACGAAAGAGAAGTAAACTATGATGAAGAACAAGGTTTAGATGAGGTAATTACAGACCTTAACAAACCTAAAGACAAAAGTTTACTATCTAAAATATGGGAGTTTGTAAGTACTGGTAGCGCAAAGCCTTATAAAGAGAGCGAGCAAGATGGCACAAGCAAACAAACAAAAGAAGAAGGCAATGAGTTTCTTGTAAGATATATGTATGCACCAGAAAGAACAAAAGCAACATCAAGACAGTTTTGTTCTAAAATGGTAAGTGCTAAAAAGGTTTACAGAAAAGAGGACATAGTAGCTATGGAAAACAAAGCGGTTAATGCTGGGTTTGGAAAAGGCGGTAGTGATACTTACAGTATATGGCTTTACAAAGGCGGTGCGAGATGTAGCCATAAATGGTTCAGAAAGACTTATGTACGCAAAGATGGTGCTAAAGGGTTAGGCGATGCTATAAGTACAACAGAGGCAAGGAAAAGAGGTTTTAAGCCAGAGGCTAATGCACAAGAAGTACCAGTTGCACCAAAGGATATGAAGTATAAGGGCTATACAGCAGAGTATTGGAACAAAATGAAATTTAGAAACTAATGGCAACAGCATTATTTATAAGCACAAAAGACCTTAAGAAAAACTCCATCATTGATGGGAATGTAGACATTGACAAGATGCTACAGTTTGTTAAGGTAGCTCAACAGATAGACATCCAGAATTTATTAGGTTCAGACCTCTACAACAAGATTAGTGCTGACATTATAGCTGGGAATTTAAGTGGCGATTATTTGACATTGGTAAACACATACGTTCAGCCAACATTGATTTGGTTTGCGCAGATGAATTACATACCATTTGCAGCGTATACAATTACAAACAAATCCGTACTTAAACACAGTAGCGAAACAGCACAAAACGTAGACAAGAACGAGGTGGATTATTTAGTTGGAAAAGCAAGGGAATACGCAAACTACTACTCAACACGATTAGTAGACTATTTATGTTTTAACAATAACTTATTCCCAGAGTATTTAAGCAACACTAACGAGGATATCAGCCCAGATACAGATACAACGTTTAACGGATGGGTTTTATGAAGTATAAGGTAAAAGAAATAAATCTCAATAAGCTAAAACAGTACATAGAGAGCAAAAGCGAAAAAGAGGCAAAAAGGTTTTATAACGAATTTAAACAAAATAAGAAATGAGTTGGGGAGAAATATATAACACAAGCTGGTGGGGTGTGGCAATAGATACTGCATCTTCGGTAGGAACTAAACCAGACTTTTTTAGTGGTCAGTTTACAATGGATGTAAGGTCTGGCGGAGTAGAAGCAAAGAAATGCGTAGCAGATTGGACACATACAACTGCATTAAAAGACTTAAACAATTAATAAAATGGCAAAACCAAATTTAGCATTAATACCAGCCACTATTGGCGATAAGGTTTACTCTATACTTCCAAGCGATGGTGTAGGGGATTTTGACTTTGATAGAGCAGATGGCTCAAGCCCAACTGGTGTAACAAGAATAAACGCACAAGGACTAATAGAAGAAGTAGCAAGTGGAGAGAACAGACTTAACTATTCATTATTAGATGGAGAGGTTGTAGGATGTCCGCATCTACTTTTGGAAGATGAGGCAACTAATTTACTACAGTATTCAGAAGATTTTAGTAATGCTGCTTGGAGTAAATCAAATTCTTCAATTACAAGTAATTCAGTAATTTCTCCAGATGGTACTCAAAATGCTGATAAATTAATACCAAATGCTACATCATCAGTAAATAAATATATTTATACAATCCCTACAACATCAAATGGAATAGACTACACTTTAACTGTTTTTGCTAAAGAGGGGGAATATGATATGTTAAGATTAGAGGATGGTAATAACTCGCAAGGTGCTTGGTTTGACTTATCTAATGGAACTTTAGGTACAGTTGGTACTTCTGTTACTGCAAAAATACAAAACTATGGAAATGGGTGGTATAGATGCTCTGTCACAAAACCGAGTGTTTCTACAAGTGTTTTCTTTGTTATATCAGCAAGTAATACAGAGAGTATTCAAGTAGGAGATGGTACAAGTGGTGTTTACATCTACGGAGCTATGCTCGAACAAGGCTCATATCCGACAAGCTATATCAAAACCACATCGGCAGCAGTTACTCGTGCAGCAGAAACTTGCGATGGCTCTGGGAACGCAGCTACGTTTAACGATTCAGAAGGTGTGTTGATGGCAGAGATTGCAGCTTTGGCTGATGATGGAGCGTTTAGAGTTATATCGTTAGATGGTGGGGATAACACTAATATTGTTAAATTTGGCTATAGAACTACATCAAATGCAATATATTATGAAGTAAGAAGTGGAGATGTTTCACAAGCATTTCAAATATATACTACAACAGATGTAAAAGAATTTCATAAAGTAGCAGTTTTATATCAACAAAATAACTTTAAATTATTTATAAACGGAGTTAATGTTTTGTCTGATACAAGTGGGGTAACTCCAGTTGGATTAAATAACTTGTCTTTTGGTATAGGCGCTTCCGCTAATTTCTACGGAAAAACTAAACAAATACAATACTTTGATTCAATTCTTGATTCAGAACAACTTGAACAACTAACGTCTTGGGATAGCTTTAGAGCTATGGCAGAGGGACAATTATACACAATAGAATAGATATGGCACAAACACTTAAATTCGGCAAAGGAACGTGGGCTACTAAAACTGGCTCATCAATGGCATATAACGACCAAAACGGAAACTATAAGCCACTACCTTTTAACGTAGAGAGGGATTCAATAGCTACAAGAGTAAACAAAGAAGGTTTAATAGAAGTAGTAGGAAAGGATAAATTAAGAATAGACTATACAGATTCTGCTAAAGGTGTAGCGTTGTTAGAGAATAGTGCTACTAACTTAATTCTAAATTCACAAAGAATATCTTTAACTCCTACAAAAAATGGAACATTTACAGATGACTTTGCTATAAGTCCAGATGGTACACAAAATGCAACTAAATTAACTGCAACTGATACAGACCCATATTTTTATCAAAGCGTATCATTTTCAGCAGGTAGTTATACTGCATCAATTTATGTAAAAGGTATTGGTAATTCAATAGGTAAAGATTTTCAAATAAGATTAGGTACTAATATTTATACTGATGTAATACCTTCTGAATGGACAAGATTTGAATATACTGCAACAATGACAAGTGGCTCTGTAAGTGCTGGTTTAGAAATACCAAATCCAGCAGTTTCTGGAGATGAGGTTTTAGTGTGGGGATGGCAAATAGAACAAGGAAACCTATCCTCCTACATACCCACCTCTGGCTCAACAGTCCAAAGACAAGCTGATGTAGTAAACGGAAGTGGTAATAGCGAGGTGTTTAATGATAGTGAGGGAGTATTGTTTTTTAATTTAAATACATTAGATACATCTTCAGTACCAGTATTTTCTTTAAGCGATGGCACTTTTAGTAATGAGATTGAGTTTGCTTATTACGGAACAAATCAATGGAATGTTATATCGAGAGTTGGTGGTGCAAATACATCTGTTGTTGGAACTGTAAATGGAGATGCTTATAGTAAGTTTTTAGTTTCTTATACATCAAGTAATTTTAAAGTATTTCTAAATGGGTTTTTAATTGGAAGTAACACAATGGCATCTGCTTTTAGTGGATTAAAAAAGATTAATTTTAGTTATCCAGATGAAGCAAACCCTTTCTACGGAAAAACAAAAGAAATTGGCTACTACGATGCAACGCTTACGGATTCAGAGCTGGAGTATCTTACAAGTTATAGGTCATTAAACGAATTAGTAACAGAATTAAACTTAAACACATTATAAAATGAATACATTAAAATTTGGTAATGGCGAATGGTACGGAAAAGAGGGTACTATCCTTGCGTACAATGACGAGAATAACAACTACAAGCCTTTGCCTTTCACATTCGATAGAGATAGTGTAGCAACACGAGTTAATAAACAAGGTTTAATTGAAACAGTAGGTGCAGACCAGCCAAGAATAGATTACTTAAATGACAGTAATGGCGCTTTGTTACTTGAACCGAGTCGGACTAATTTAATACAATATAGTAATTTTAGTAGTGGATGGGATTTATTAAGTGGAGGTTCTATTGCGTATAACCAAACTGTAAGTCCCGATGGAACACAAAACGCATCAGTATTAAGTGGAAATGGTGTTAATGGTAATGCCGTATATGATGCTTTAAATTTATCTGTTCAGTCATATACTTTATCAGTATTTGCAAAACAAAAAAGTGTAAGCATAATATCTTTTGAGGGTTTTACAAGTGGCGCATTAGGTTTGTCAAAATTTAATTTATCTAATGGAACAATAGAAACTGCATCATCAAATCAATTTTCTGATGAAAAAATAGAAGATTACGGAAATGGTTGGTATAGATGTTCTGTAAAATTAACACCAACATCATCAGGTATTAAATTTTTTGGATTTAAAGGAGGGGATTCAGATAGTGGAGAATTGTTTTCATTATACGGAGCACAATTAGAGGTCGGAAGCTACCCTACTTCGATAATCAACACAAAAGGTAGTGCAGTAACGAGGTTGGCTGATAGTTGTAGTCAAACTGTACCAGATGGTGTTATAGGACAAACAGAGGGAACTGTTTATGTTGATTTTTTATCTGTAAACAATTTTGATGGTAGTTCTGGTAATTTATTTCAAATTAAAGAAGATAATAATAACAGAATTAATATTTATTTTTCAAATGGTACACCAAGATTATATGGTATTGAAGATTCAAGCGGTGTGTTTAACCAAGCATTATCATTAACTACTGGTTCTGTTTGTAAATTGGCTATAAAATATAATTCAACTTCAACAAAAGTTTTTATGAATGGTTCTTTAAGCCATACTCTTAATGGTATAAATAATATTGCTTTTAATAATTATAGTTTTACGCCTAACAATAATATAAATTATAATGAAATAAAACTTTATAACACATCATTAACAGACCAAGAATTAGCAGCATTAACACAAGTGTAACAAATACACCTATAATAAAAACAAGAGTAAATAAATAAATTATGAAACATATCTTTAAAAAATACGAATTTGCATCTCAAGAAGTAGCTGAAACAAGAATAGCAGCTTTACCAAGTGATGATGAAGGAAACCCAACGCA